ATAGAGCGAGACAAACGTCGCTTTACGTTCTGCGAGGAGGGTTTCATAGTCCAGTTCTTCCACGACATCAGGCGCGGTGAGCTGGCTCAGGTCAACAATGGCCATAGCGTTTAACTCAGTGGAATGGTGAAGGAAAATGGCTGGTTTAAGGTCGAGCGGGTCCCGGTAATATCGACGTAGAGCGCCCCGTCAGCCTCCCCGCGCTCAAAGGTAATGGTCGACAGGGTGACGCGTGGCTCCCACTTCTGGATAGCGGAGTAGCACGCGGCCATAATCTGCAGGCGCAGCGCCGGGGTCTGCGGCTGGTCAATCAGCGCCGACAGAAGCGAGCCGTATTCACGGCGCATCACCCGCGAGCCTATCGGCGTGACAAGAATGTCGCGCACGCTTTGCCTGATATGGTCGGCCTCAGAAATACTGAGCCCGGTCTGGCTGTTCATACCGAGATAACGCACCGTCATTTTGTCCCCACCGTTCTGTCATCGCCGCGCTTCACGCCGCCGTGGTCGTGGTCATCCGCCTGCACACCATTCGAGGTCAGTTTCCCGCCGGTGTGAGTGATATCCCCCTTCATCGTCCCGCCCTTCTGCACTTCGAGCGTGCCGGTGATGAGTTTGTTGGTACAGACCACCTCGGGGGTATCGAGCGTGATGCGGGTCGAGGCTTTAACCAGTACCAGCGGCGCGGTGGCGGTAATGGATTCCGACGCGGTGACGTCGGCAGTTTTGATACCGGCTACAGTGAGCGCCCCGCTTTCGGGCTCGTACTCGATAACCGCCCCGTCAGGAAAGACGATGTGAAACGCATCAGGCGAGGCAGACGGCGCGGGATGGTCATCAGAGAAAATGGAGGGAAGCACAAAGGCGGTATCGAGCTCACCACCGATAGCCAGGATCAGGACCTGCTCACCGACCGAGGGAGCCCACCACACCCGCGAGCGACCGGCGCGCGAGGTGAGCCAGTTAAGCCAGGTGGTTTGCATCCCGCCGGTCTGGACGCGACAGAGCCCCGCATCGTGATCGACGTCGGTCACAATGCCGGTGCGGATAAGGTTGCGGATCGCCCGGGCGATATCCTGCAGAGAAGTTAGATTGTTCATGGGGAAAGGATGCCGCCGGGCAAGGCTGGCAGCAATTAAGCAAGGTTTTATCAGTGATGGCACAACCTCCTAAAAGAAGTGAGTTTCTAGCTTTATTAGAGGAGATGCATTAATTAATTCAGATCATGAAGTCTAAACGCACTAAATTCATATTTGCACCATTCTGGTCATTGACAAGTGTTAACATTTATGTGAAAAACAAGACCATACAAAACAGAGGGTAAGAAAAATGGCAAAATTGAGAGACATGGAAGAACTTATTGAAGAAATCGTTGATGTAAACATGAAGTCTTATATGCGGGAGGCATTAACATGCTATATGACGGACGCATTCAGAGCTTGTATTGTGTTATCATTCATAGCAATATTTGAAGACATTTATGCAAAACTAGATGGTTTAGCCAAGACTAACTCTACCGCAAGAGATATACACAATCAAATAAAGAAACAAAGGGATGAACAAAAAGTTTTTGAAAGTGATTTATTAACTAGACTTAAATCAGCACAGATAATATCGGAATTAGATGCTGATTTTCTAGATGTACTTAGAAAGTTAAGAAATAAGGCAGCACACCCTTCAGGCCACAAGCCAACGGCTGAAGAAGCTCGATATGTGTTCGCAGAAACTATTGATAGATTTTTAGCAAAACCTGTTTTATCAACAACGCAGATTGCAGATCAGATAATAAAGAAATTGACACACGCCTATATATTCCCAACGGTTTTCATCACTGATCATGCTAAAATTGCAAACTTAGATGTTAAAACCCTGCATGAAGATGGTTATCAATATCTTATCAGTAAACTACTAATCGCTTTCACGGATGTAAATGAGCAAACAAAAATAAACGCCAGACGATATATTTTGGGTTTAACATTTAGCCCTCTAAACAATAAAGTTTTAGAGCAAATTAAAAAACAAGTTATTGAAGCTGGTAGTACCGACGAATAAAACCGAGATCTTTTAATGAGCTGTATATCATCGAATAGCAGCACGCTATTAAACCTTGAAAAAATAGTTTATGTGAGATTAAATGCAATGCTAGAGCAAACAATCAAAAACACAACACCCGCTGATCAACCCAATAAATTAACCCATCCAGTATCTGTGCTTCTTAGCATAATAAAATCAGGGGAGGAAATTGCCCTTGCGAATTTTGAAAACAATATCACTTCCATAATTAACAAATACAAGCTTAACGAACTGATATTAAAAACTGCACAAAAACATGAATGGGCTAGAAAAATCATTGTAAATTCTATATTTGAGGAAGCAGGCTCAGATCAATACGACACGGCTAATAAATTTGCTGACACCGCTTATTCACATGACACTGCACTTTCAGAATTCCTTGTTGAAAGTGAATGCTTTGAATTATTAACAAGAATATATAAAGCAGCAGAAACTGGAGCGTTTTCCTCAATTCGATTGCGTGACGCCAAATTCAAACAATTATCGAGTGTGAAAGATCGAGCATTGAGCAAATCCACCGAACTTTCCAGTGAGTACGAAAGCATACTTAAAAAAGAGATGCCAAAATTCGAAAAATTATCCGATTTCATTACTGCTATAAGCTGAAATAAACATCATGGCAAGGTTACAAGTTGTAATCTTGTCAAAACATCAATCTGGACTCACTAAGATTTAAGAAGTTGCGTAAGAATTATAATGATATGGATTTTATAATAATTCGACTAATCATCTCTTCGTCACACCCTCCAATTCCCATTAAAATTCGCTTATTATATTGAATCGCGGTGCTTTTTTTACTCGGTTTATCTATCAATCCATATTGATGTATCTGAGCAATACGTTGTACACGGTCAATGAACATTAGCTGTGCCACATTATCACCACCACTGGCTTTCATGTAGCGACTCGTGCGCAGCTTCTGAAACATCGCGCGCTTGATACGTCCCTTCTTTGCCCTGAGTGGCTGGCGTTTTCGCGCCTGATACGGCGTGCCATCGGGCGCTTTTTGCTGTTTGATACGTTGCTGTTGTGACCTGCCCAGTTCCTTCGCAATTTCAGCAGCAAGTTTTCGCCGTCCCGCCGGTGACAGCGCACCAATCGGCCCGGCCAGCTTATCGTCAAAAGGCTTTAATTCACTCATCCCATTTGCTCACCAGCTCGCCATTGATATACAGCTCGGTTGGTCGCGTCACCGGTTCGGGCAGAGGCGGCTCAGGTGCATAGCTGACGTGCAGCGCGCCGCTCTCCTCCCTGACCAGCGTGCGCTCGGTAAGCTGCAGACTGATACTGATATCGACGTTGTCACCGTCGTTTAAATCCATCTGGAAGCGGTAGCCCTTTTTGCGCCCCTCATCCGTGGTGCAGATATCCGGCTGATTCTCACGCAGCCACGCGGCCACCGGCACGAAAATCAAATCAGGGTCGCCAACAAAATCACACACGATCACATTCAGGGTGTAAATCTTTTCGTGCGAGAGCGAGGCCGCGAGGCGCGCATCGATATTCCCCTCGTCGGCAAAGATGCGCATCATTTCGGGATTATTTTTTAACTGCGGCACGGCATCAGTGAGCGCCTTGCGCAGGCTTTTCATTTTCTGCATCTGTTTTATCCTGACAGTCTTTGACGGTTTCGACCTTTAACGCGCAGGCCGAGAGCGCATGCTCAAGCCTGCGGATATCGGCACTTAAATCGCCGTTACTGAGCGGTTCGCTTCCCGGCATCGGGCAGAGGCTCACTTTCGGGCAGGCGTTGTAAACAGTGACCGGCGGAGGCACAGGCGGTGCGGGTGTGCAGGCGGCGCACAGCATCAGGCAACTCAGCGTGATACCAGCGGCGTAAATCCTCGTTTTCATTGAGCAACCTCGTAATGGTTTGTTCGCGTCGGGTCGCCAGCTCACCGGCGGCGTTTAACTCGTCACTGAGCCTGACCTGCGCAGTCTCATTCGTCCTGGCAATACGCTGTGACACGGCAAGCTGATTTTTCAGCATCCCGATAGTGGTCTTTTGCGCGCTGGCGACCCGGTTCGCTTTCTCAAACGAGCGGGATAAATTCGCGTTGTCATGGCGCAGCCACAGCACCCCGCCGAGCAACCCGGCGAGCAGAATAAACAGCACTTTCATTGCAGCCCCTTAACGCAGTAATCCCGTTCCCGCACGCGGCGGTTCTCCAGCCCTTTGTTTCTGACACCGTTCACATACACCCAGCGGGTAAGCTGGTCGCACGCCTGCCACCACTGCTGACGCTTGATAAACGAGACCAGCGTCGAGCGGCAGGCCGCGCCGGTTCCCACGTTGAAGGCAAAACTGACCAGCGCGTCATACACGCGTGGCGGCATCTTCACCGGCACGCAGACCGCGAGCCGTTGCTCGGTATTGAGCACATCCGCGACGAGGTTCGTCGCCGCCTGTCGCTCAGTGATTTCCCCTTTCGGGACGACGCCTGCAGTGTGACCGCTGCCTGACGTCCACACGCCCGCGTTGCACT